AGAGGGAGGGATTCGAACCCTCGATCAGGGTTTAAGCCCCGATACCCGCTTAGCAGGCGATGCGGATAGGCTACGAAAATGTTATATCCCTTGAATTACTTGATAAATTTTATACAAAATTGCCAAAATATACCCCTACTTGTCCCAGATTTTCCGTACACCCCCCCCACAATCCCCCCCACAAAATGCTACCCGGTAGGGGTAGAGGGTATAAACTCTGAGCCAAGAGAGTTCAGCGCGTTCTGAGTTGGGGCTTTGAACGACTTCAAATATGTATCCGTGGTGGTCAACCGTTGGTGGCCTAAAACCGATTGGATTTCAAACCCGCTTACGTGGTGCTGGTCCCGAAGCCTCAAGGCCACGAAGTGGCGAAGAGAATGAAAGCCAAACTCATGGACCCCGGCTTTCTCGCAAAGCCTCGCCAACATGTAGCGCATGGCATGATCCATCTTTTTGAGAGGCTTCCCCGTGTGGGGGTTGGTGAAGACCCATTCCGAGGCGGAACCCTCCCGCAAACGGGCCAGGATGGATTTTAAGGTGGGGTTCATGTGCATCGTGCGTGGTTCCAGGTTCCCGCCCTTGCGCTTCCTGGTGAACAATGTGAGGGCATCCCCGGCGAAGTCCACGGCATCCCAACGCAAGGCCCGGAGTTCTCCCGCCCTGGCGGCAGTCATCAAAATGACCGTCAGGAAATCCCGTTGGAACTGGTCCGCCACGGCTAACACCCGGTCAACGTCTTCCTTGGGCGGCACGTACTTCCTGAAAGCCTCTTCCGGCACGGGCGGGATATAAAAAGGGTTGGGGAGGGCAAGCCCCAGGTGGTGGATGTGAAAATTCCATGCACTTTTGAGTTCCCGCAAGTAACGGTTAGCGGTCTTTGGACCTTTTTCGTCCAACAACTTGGCCTGATACCGAAAGATTCCATCCCGCTTGATTTCGTCCAGGCGTAAGTTCCGCCCCACGAAGGTAAAAAAGTCTTGGATGACAAAGCCCTTGTAACGGGTTGTGCTTTTCGCGAAGTGACTAGCGCAGAATTTTAGGTAGTCATACGCAAACGCTTTTAAGCGATAGTCCACGGCTTCGGCGTCTTCGGTTTCCATCCCCCGTCTGGTGGCTTCGATCCATTCCCGAGCATCTTTCTTGGTGGGGAAGCCACGTTGCCGGAAGACCTCGCCACGGTGTTGGAACTCTGCCCTGTAGAAGGTCTTGCCTCCCGAGGTGTACTTTTCAGTCGCCATGCCGCTTTCCCCCCTCACCCCCGCCCGGTTCGGGCTGGCGGTCAATAAGAGCGTATATGTAATTCGACATTGACCGTCTCTCACTGGCCGCTAGTCTCTTGAGCTTGGCGATAGTGTCCAGGTCAAGCCGGACATTGATTAGCCGTCTCTCCCTCTTATCCATCCCGCCCCCCCCTTGTTTTTGCAATCAACTTCAAAATAGCAAAAAACAAGAATTTGTAAAGCACTTACTCATGGGATGGATGCCGTTTCCGCCACAAGCAACCCTCTGGCTTGCTATCCGCCCCTGTGAGCCACGAAAGCCCCGAAGATGACCCATAGGTCACCCAACCAGGTTTCAACGCCTCTTTTTTCCGCTTTTTTGGGGCACTTTTCGCCTCAGTGAGAGAGCTTTTGAAGTTAACTTCAAAAATACGTCATGCAGTGTTGAAGTTTTTGAAGTTAATTTCAAAAGTATTTTATGTAGTGAGCAGTTGTTTTGCGATTTTACCTTGACAAATCGCAGAAATCAATATATTAGTTGTAATGATTTGGCAAGTGAATTGGGCATTTTTGAAGTTAAATTTAAAACTATTTTACGCAGTGAGCGTAAAAATCACTGCAACTTGCTTGACAAACGCTGGAAATCGCGTATATATTGGTATTCCAAACTTGACACTTGGGCGGATTATCCTATATTAAGCTAGAATCTCACAACGCCGCAAAAATTGTAAATGTCCCTTCAGTGGACGAAAAATTGTAAAAATAAGCGGCAAAAGCCCTTCGGGGCAAGGGAGGCAAGAACATGGTGAACACAAAACTTTAACAGGAGCAGACTCAATGCAAAGTTTCTTTTCTGAGTTGAACCCGCCGACAGATCGAGAAGTTTACGCCATCTTTTCAAAAGTGTTTCCTTCTCGCCCCGCCAGGACTTGGGACGAAGCCGCAGACGCCATTACGGACATTAACACAACCGCTGACGTTTGGATGACCATCAACCCCCGCAGTGCTGAAGCCGTGACCGGTGGCCGGTATGGGACCGTCAATGACGTTGCGTGGGTCAACGGCTTCGCTGGTGACGTTGACTTTGGGCGGGAAGGCCACCAGAGCCAGAACCACCCGCCCACCAGGGAAGATGCCCTGGCCGTCATCGAGGCCGCCAAAACCGAACCAACATTCATTTTGGAGACCGGGGGAGGATTCGCCCCGGTGGTCCTGTTCAAAGAAGGAATTGAAGTTAATAGCGAAAACCGCGACAGACTCAACGCCCTGTGCCGCCGGTACTCTAATGCCTTCCGAGAGGCTGGCCGGGCAATGGGTTGGGCCGTGGACGGCGGCAAAAGTATTGCACAACTGATCCGGGTTCCGGGCACGTTCAACCAAAAGTACGATCCGCCCCGCCCGGTCACGATCCACGAGGCGGGAGGGAAGCGGTACACTTTAGAAGAGCTTGAGGCGTTACTACCAGCCGTGGTGGACCGCCCTGCCAAGGAGTTCAAAGGGACCATCCCAACAGGTCTTGACGCACACGACCTACTCTCCTTGCCGTGCATCCGAAATGCGGTAGACAATTCGTGGCAACTGCCCCGTGATGAATGGTTAATGGCGGGCAGGGCAATCTGCCATTGTGACAACGGCCCCGAGGTCTTCCAAGAGATATCGCGCCCCTACGAGGGTTATCAAAAAGAAGCCGTGGATGCACAGATTGCCGATATCGTTGAAAATATGAAGCCCCCATTGTGCGAATCCATCTTTGACGACTTCGCTGGCGAGTTCTGCAAGGAGTGCCCCCATTGTGAGCAGGGAACAAATGTGGCCGGGAAGGCGTTCACCAACTTTACGCTTAACTCCCCTATCACCCACGCAGCCCAAAAGGCCCACGAGCGCAAGGAAGCCGCCCGGAAGGAAGCCACGGGCCTTCGGGTCATATTCGGTGATGACCTCGCGAGGATGGAGCTTGAAGCCATGCCGCCGGTCATCCGGGGCCTGTTGAACGAGCGCGAGGGATTGGTAATTGCTGGCCGGGGCGGCATCGGCAAATCGCAATTGCTAGGGCAGCTCGCCCTGGCTCTGGCATCGGGAACACCGTTCTTGGGCGTCCATGACACAATCCGCCCCCGGAACGTGCTGATGTTTCAGAGCGAGAACGTGGCTCAAAGTGTTAAATCCCGCCAGTCTCGCCTTATTGCGGGAGACTGCCGCTTGCAGGAAGCAACGGGTAGGATTGGCTATGCCTCCAAAGGTACGTCATGCCGCATCGCTGGCAGTCTGATAGACGGCATTGGAAACCGGGGGAAGTTCGTTGATGATATCTATCAGATTTTAGACGCCTTTGAAGACCAACGCGGGAAGGTGGAGTGTATTATTTTTGATCCGCTTATTTCCTTCCATGCCGCGGATGAAAACTCTAACTCACTTATGCGTAAGTGTTGTGATGTTGTTACAGAGCTATGTGACGAACGCAAAATGACGGCAATATTGGCCCACCATCACAAAAAAGAAAGCAATAGCAAGAGTGATGGAGATGATTATACATATCAAGGTGACCTAATGCGGGGCGGTTCTGCAATCCGAGATTGGGCCAGTACGGTGGGAACACTGGTAAATACCAAAGTTGCTACACGTCTTAGTTGGACCAAGGTTAGGGACTATGCCCCACCGACGGCGAACGAAATGCGCCTGGGGGATGCAGGGTTTGAGGTGGTCACCACGGAGTTTTCCCATTTTCAGGTTCCCCGAGTGATCCGGCGGGCCGGGGGAACTGTCCAAAGCAATGACGCCCTGGTTGACTTGATCATGGCCGCAACTGACCTAAACGGCGGCAGACCGGTCACAAGATCGAGCGCAAGGGTTGCGATCATCCAGGCCATAACGGCGGAGCTGGTTGTAGAGACCACCGGAAGCCGGAACCGCAAAAGTTACACAGTTGGCAGAGAGGCTACCGAGGTCGAAGAGCTACTTTAGGGCAATCCAGTTCGCCGAGGAATCCAGTTCGCCAGCGAACTAAAAAAACGGCGAACTGGAATTGTTAATTATGGCGGTAGTTTATCATACATTTCAGTTCGCCGAGCGTCTAGTTCGCCGAGCGTCACGGCGAACTGAATCACCAAATAAAACAAGTAGTTACGCCAGTTCGCCGCTCGCCGAAACTCCTATAAGAGTATATAGTTTCGGCAAACTGGAATTTGAGGTTTTTTCTTGCGGGAAGGGTTGAAAGTTTTGGTGGCGATGGCGGGTTAGTTTCTTCCTCCCGCCCGGTCCCGTCCAGGTTCCTGCACCGGTGCAGGAACCAGAGAACCCAACCCGCCTATGTTGTATTTATGAAGTTGATTGCAAAAACCTAGATTTCTGACTGTAAAAACCTAGAAAAATCGGGATGGCACACTACAACTTGACATTTTAACGAAATGGAGATAGTTCAATGGACATGGAGAAGATGAACGGAGTGGCCGAGATGCACAGCATGATGCGGTGGTGGGGGAAGGAATCCCGAAAGCAGAAGGGAATTTTAAGCCGGATAGCGCGGGAGGGTTACATGACACCTTTGGAAGAGTTGGGCGAGACCTTGTTGACGGCAGAAGTTAAAGAACTGGCGGGAGGGCGAATCAAGACGGTCTTAGCGTTCTTTTCGCTGGACCCTGAAAGCCAGGCCAACCCAAAGGTTAGGGAAGCGTTGGACCTCTTGGGGATCAGCTTGGACGGTGTAACCGTCTAACACCCCAACTTAGTGCACCGGGGCAGGAACCCGATTGTCCGAAGCGGGGGGGAGTTAAATTTCGGGTTGGAATCCGCCAACCTGTAACAACAACCAGGAGATGATAAGATGTCTGAGTTTGATCGTATGTCAACTTGTGTCGCTAGTTATGATGTTCGGAAGGCTGTAGAATCCCTGCAAACGTCGCTTGATGCTGACCATGAGGTTGTCGGGAAGGCCGTAGCCTCTCTGTTGCGGGATGGAGACTACTACAAGATCACAGAGATGGCCCGCTATGCCGAGAAGATGACGCAGAATGTGGATGCCCCGTGTGATCCTGTCATGGAAGGCATGATCCGTGACGCCTTGTGTGGGGAGGAAGCATCTTGCCGTTACAGGACGCAACGCCGCATGTACCTTGAGTTTGTCGCTTATCAATATCGCAAGATAACCCGCAAAATGAACTGAACATTACAAACACAAAATAATATGAATCCCTAAGCGATTCCAAAGAGGTCTCCTATGGAGACAAAAAGACACCGGGGAAGGCTAACCGCCTTCCCCTTTTTTAATGTCGCAAACGTGGCTTTTCCCCACGTTCAAATATGCCCACAGGGCATAATATGGGCTGGATGGCGGGAGGGAAAACGCCGTTTACCACTTACACCCAAAAAACAGACCCAACATACCTTGACCTGGTTTCAAGTCCATACCACTTGGCGGGTTGGAAACCCACAGATTTCGGGAAAAACACCCACAAAGCAAAATGTTGGACATATCGACATTATAGAAGCGGTTCCCGGATCGCGAACAAAGTCTACAAAATAAATATAAATGCGAAGCACACAAAAGCAAATAAAATATAATAATATAGTTTCATTTAATTAGATATGACAACTAGTTCTTTGCAGTGATTACCAGGAGAACAAAACCATATTTTCCCAGTTAGTTTATCTAGTTTGAATCCCATTGGAGGCCCATCACCATTCTTCGCTACAAACATAAATCGATTATGCTCGGCATGGTAGTTGGTGCTTAATAATATCCCTACAGCAATAATCGCAGCCGCAATTATAACGTCATATTTCATCTGTAAACTCCATGCTTGGTCAGTGTCATGCGACGAGATGTCCACTTCAACCCGGAAGTTTGTTTGCAAATTCTTTGCTTGATAACGCATTCCAAGTCAACACTTTTAGAAGTGACAAATAGGAGTGTTCAATAAATACAAAAATATATTTCAGAAAACCGGTCATCGGTCATATATACGGCCCGCATCACTGTATTACACTTTGTAATACGATGTCTAAAAAACAAACAAGGAGAGGATTGCTGTCCACAAGAATCATGCCAACGCAACTCTAAAGCAACTCACTGCCACTCACTCTCTTGGCCCACTGCTACACCTTGGTACACTCCCTGCATAAGCCTAAGTGCTACACTCTTGCCTGTTGGTAACACCCTATGCTATTCACTGCACCAATGCACTTATCGTGCCAATAAATCCTATTGTAATCATTGTACTAAATCCAATGTTTACATAATGACCATTCCGGGCCATTCTCAAGCCTTGTATTCAGCGGTATTTCAGACGTTCTTTTTATGAAGATACATTATGAGACACAAGTTTTAGCTCATTTTTCGTCTTTTTTATTTCGTCGAAATAATCACTTTTTTTTCTTTGCTTGTCAAGATTCTCTCCCGCTTCCCTTTCGACGGGTACTCAAAAGGTACGTTAAAGGTACACTCAAACGGCAAGTGCGTTTAGTGTATATAAAGGACGTTATTCTATGCCCCGTGGTCTACACCAGAAATCCATACGCAATGCCGAAAGTCTTGAGGCGAAGCACAAGATTTTAACGGCAAAGTATCGCCACGACCTCAAAGAGTCTGGCCGTACACCTAGCGAAGCCGACAAGGCTTCTCTTGGTAGGCTTGTTGCGTTGCAGTTGCTTCTGGAGAGCATGGAGATGGCCCGGATTGCTGGTGGTACAGTGGATGAACAATCCTATCAGACTTACTTGAATCAGTTCTGGAAGTTGATGTGGCGTCTTTTCCCCACCAACGGGAAGTCCAAACCGAAGAAGCCGGAAGCCTCCCCCGTCTCTGCCGATCCTTGGGCGGTCATCGATGTCTAAGCCCAAGAAGACCGTCAGCACTGCCAGAGAGGCTACCCTGGCCCGGTGGGGCCAGCCAGGGGTTGAAGGGTTCAAGGCTTGGTTTCAGGACGTTCAACCCCATGTCCTTCATGCGGATCGGCGTTACCGCCCCGTGGATTTCCTCCCATTCCAGTGGGAAATACTCGAAAACGCTCTTGCAGTTGATGCCGAAGGCCACTTTCAGCACTCCCTAGCTCTACTGACTGCCCCTAGAAGGCACTCGAAGTCCACCTTGTGGCTTCTGGTCTCCCTTTGGATTGCCTGTTCCCGTGAGAACTCCAATGTCATCATGTATCCATCCACATTGGAACACGGCAGACGGACACAACTCAAGCCGCTTCACGGTATTGTGAAGAACACTCCGAAGCTAAATGCACTGCTTGGACCATCGATCAACGCCACTGGCTTGGCCTTTGCTGACAACGGTTCTGCGATTTCCCTGGTCACTCCGTCTTTCAACTCCGCTTTCGGTGACAAGTGTTCGGTTCTTTGGGTCTCTGACCTTCATAGCCACGAAGACTTGGCAGGGTTCAACGCTTTTCAGGCTTCCCTGTTGGACACCGTTGACTCTCTGATCCTGGTGGATTCCAACCCGGACCAAGATGGCGGTCCAGTTCATGCCCTTGAAGCGGAAGCGGAAACCAATCCAAGAATTTATACTTACAAAGTTGAATACGAGAACCTTGAAGAGTTCAATTTAAAAGCTCCTGCTTGGATCGATAGAGAGAAGGTGAAACGCCTTCAAGCAACCACTCTTGAACATGAGTTCCTTCGGGATATCCTTGGGAAGCGTGGTAGTGGTAAGTATTCGCTCTTCCCCCCCGATTTTATCAACAACGCTAAAGATGACTACACCTTGCCAATGTCAAAGGAACTGTTCAAGGAGCTTACTTTCGGTCACGAATACGTGGTTACAATGGGCATTGATAGAGCCAAGAGGCTTTTTGGTGGGGATGGAACCATTGTCACAACCATCCTAAAGACGGCTAGACCTGATGGGGAATCCGTTCTGTATATTTGCAACCAAGTTGATGTCATTCCTAATGAAGCGTCTTTCATTAAGAAAGCCATAATGCATGACCATGACAATTACAAACTGCACAACGTTGTTCTCGAAGACTACGAGACGCAAGACTTAAAAGCATTTCTTGATTACCAGAAGATCAACTGCGAATACGTTTCCGCTCACAACAAGAATCAGTCCACTGCCTTCCTTGACCTTCATCGGCATTTCAAAGAAGGGCGGATACGCCTTCCCGTTTCGGATGCTCTTGTTAAAGAACTTACAACGTTCTCCTATTCGGAAGGCACTGCGGGAAAGTATCATTTCGGTTCAATCAACAAACGCAAGTTTAAGGATGACCGTATCTATTCTCTTGCTTGGGCCTTGTTTGCTTCCCGCAAGAACGTTCTTTCTCTCTACAAGTTGGGCAATATTGTTTGCGTCAACAAGCGGCCAACCCGCTCCATTTGCGTTCTGTTTGGTGGGGAGGCCGTCTTGCCCTGTTCTCAAGAGTGCCAAGCGTTTCATTCCCTCAAAGAGCAACACAAGCATTTCAATAGAGTCTACATGGAAGATATCCAGATTCACACTTTCTTCTCACAATACGTCAAGCACACTGGTGCTAGAGTCTATCAAGCCGCTTAGTATTTTGAAGTTAACTTCATAAAGGGTTACAATGAACATCTTAGACACTATTAGAAACTCACAGTCTACCGCCCAACGGAAAGCACACTCTGCACTTCGTCTTGACTACTACAATGACGAACAACTAGAGGCGTTGTGGGAGACCTTGCAACAGGACTTCGCCAACCCCGATAAGTTACAGCCTTGCTTCGTCAACATCGTTAAAAAGATCATCAACCAGCTTGCCACGGTCTACGTTGAAGAAGCTACCAGAACCATTGAAGGTTCTGAACAGGACAAGATTCTTTTTGCCGAGATTGCGGAACAGTGCCAGCTTGATAACACCTTAAAGACCGCAAGCAAACTAACCAAGCTCTTAAAGACCACGCTTTTGCGGGTTGTTTGGCGGAATAACCGCCTGGACCTGGACCTTCTGCCGCCACACCTTCTCGACGTTTGGGTTGGGGATTCCCCCCGTGACCTTGAAGCCGTGTTGGTTGAACACCCTCCCCAGGATGGCCGGGTGGAGAATACCACCTACAGCCGTTGGACTCCCACAGAATGGCAACGCCTAGACTACCGGGGGCGGGTCTTAGATTCCGGTCCCAACCCTTACAAGACGCTTCCCTTCATTCCCTTGTGGGATGGCCTTCCCGGTTCTGACTTCTGGTTGGCTGGTGGCGATGACCTGATAGCACTTCAAGAGGCGATCAACGCCAAGCTAACGGACCTTCTTCACATCCTGAGGTTTCAGGGCTTCGGGGTTGGTTGGATCAAAGGCGGGGAAGGTGGCGGCACGATCCAGGCCGATCCCGGCTCTTTCGTTGAGCTTCCCGAAGGTGGGGAATTGGGCTTTGCCGCCCCGGATGCCCCGATTGCTGACGTTCTGAAGGCCATTGACCAGTTGGTCAAGTGGGCGGCTGTATCTAATGGCCTTCCCGCTTCTAGCCTCTCTACTGAACCCACTGACGAAAGTGGCGTTTCCAAGATCGTCTCCAATTCCGAGCTTTCAGAAATGCGGCGGGATGATAT